GTTGATTAAAAATCCGGTTCAAATTGTATCGCAACCTTCCCGAGAAGGATCAGTGATGAATTTTGTTCCTTTTCTAGAATATTCCGAAGAATTTAAAACTGGAATTGTTTTAGATATTAATGATATTCTCTGTATCACTACACCAGTTAAAGAGCTACTAAACGAATATAATAAACTATTCGGCAGTGGCATTCAAATTGCATCAACTATTCCAAATATTTAATGAATAAATTTTACACAAATGTTCTTTGTGTAGGCAACAATATTCTATATCGAGGTGTAGAAAATGATAGGCGCGTAAGACTTAAAGTGGCTTACACGCCTAGAATGTATTTGCTTGCTGAAACAAAGAAAAATGCTCTTTGGAAAAATCTTCAGAATCAAACTCTCGAAGAAATCAAGTTTGATTCGATTCGAGAATGTAGAGATTTCGTTAGAAAATATGAAGAGGTCGATAACTTTAAAATTTATGGAAACACACGTTATGAATACGCCTTTATTGCTGATGAGTTCAAAGGAATGGTCGAATGGGATCAGTCGAAAATTAACATTGCAATTATCGACATCGAAGTCGGATCGGAAAATGGCTTTCCTGACCCATACAAAGCAACTGAGCCAATTACAGCAATCTCAATCAAAAAATTCAATGGAGAAATGAAAGTTTATGGTTGTCAGAATTTTGACAACCAACAGGATAATGTATCCTATATTAGATGTGCTGATGAATGGACCCTATGTAAAAACTTTCTAAGAGATTGGTCAGAGGATTATCCCGATGTAATTACCGGCTGGAATACAAAGTTCTTTGATATTCCATATCTCATCAATCGCTTCACTAAACTTCTCGGTGAAGATGAAATGAAGAAACTTTCACCTTGGAATATTGTCAATCAAAGAACAGCGCATGTTAAGGGTCGCGAACTAACTGCATATGAGATTTATGGTATATCTTCACTCGATTATATCGAATTGTATAAATGGTATGCTCCTGGTGGTAAGTCGCAGGAAAATTATCGGTTAGATAACATCGCCAATGTTGAACTTGGTGAGAGTAAACTTTCTTATGATGAATATGACAATCTTCATCAACTATATCGTTTGAACTATCAAAAGTTTATTGAATATAATATTAAAGACGTTGAACTAATTGAGAAACTTGAAGATAAACTAAAACTTATCGAACTCGGTTTAACTCTTGCTTATGATACCAAATCAAATTACGATGATATTTTCACTCAAACCAGGATGTGGGATGCTCTAATTTATAATAACTTGATGGAAAAAGGTATCGTCGTTCCACCTAGAGAAATTAGTGAAAAAGATTCAGCATTTGAGGGTGCATATGTTAAAGAACCACAAATCGGTATGCATGATTGGGTTGCATCATTCGATTTGAACTCACTCTACCCACATTTGATGATGCAGTATAACATTTCGCCAGAGACTTTGGTAGATCCCAAAGATTATGATCAGGAGATGTTTGATATTATCAGTCGTGGTGTTACTGTTGAAAAACTTCTGAACAAAGAAATCAACACAGATTCTTTGCGTGGTGTTACTTTAACTCCTAATGGGCAATTCTTTCGTACAGACAAACAAGGTTTCTTGCCAAAGATGCTTGAGGACATGTATGAAGATCGCAAGAAGTTTAAGAAGATGATGCTCCAAGCAAAGCAAGAATATGAGAATGAAAAAGATGTGGGTAAGAAAGTAGAAATCAAAAAGCGTATTGCTCGTTATGATAATCTGCAACTTGCTAAAAAAGTTTCGCTGAACTCTGCTTATGGTGCGATGGGTTCTCAATATTTCCGATTTTTCGATTTGAGGCAAGCACTCGCAGTTACACTAGCTGGGCAGCTATCAATTCGTTGGATTGAGAATCGACTAAATCAATATATGAACTCGCTTTTGAAAACGGATGGAATTGATTATGTCGTTGCTTCGGATACAGACTCGATTTATTTGCGTCTTGGTGAACTTGTTAACAAAGTTTTTTCTGAAAAGAAAGATACTGAGAAAGTTATCGCCTTCATGGATCGTGTATGTGAGGATAAATTTCAACCGTTTATTGATAAAAGTTACTCTGAACTTGCTGAATATGTCCATGCATACGCGCAAAAAATGCAGATGAAACGTGAGGGTCTTTCTGACAAAGGTATTTGGACTGCGAAGAAACGTTATATTCTAAATGTTTATAACAATGAGGGTGTTCAGTATAAAGAACCCCAAATGAAAGTTATGGGTCTAGAGATGGTCAAATCCTCTACACCTTCCGCTATTCGCGAGAGAATGAAAGAAGTGATCAAGTTGACAGTAACATCAGATGAGAATGATGTTCAAAAGTTTATTGAAAACTTTAAAAGAGACTTCAACGAATTTCCTCCAGAAGAAATATCTTTTCCTCGTTCAGTCAATGGACTAGACAAATATTCAGACAATAAAGTGATATATACTAAAGGTACTCCGATTCATGTGAAGGGTGCTCTTCTATATAATCATCTATTGAATAAAAAAGGTCTCTCTAAAAAGTATCCTCTCATTCAAGAAGGTGAAAAGTTAAAATTTACATATCTAAAGAAGCCGAATCCTATTGATGATACTGTTATATCATATCCCAACAGATTACCATCAGAATTTAATCTTGACAAGTATGTCGATTATGATTTACAATTCGAGAAAGCATTTCTTGAGCCTGTCAAGATCATTCTAGATAGCATCGGTTGGTCAGCAGAGAAAACTAATTCATTGGACAGCTTTTTCTAAGGAAATATTATGAGTTTATTGGATAAAATCAAAAAGAATTCTACAATTAAAGATGCATCGATTCTTTCGAAATCGAAATTCTTTAATGATAAAGATATGATTCCTACTGGAATCCCGATGGTAAATGTAGCATTGAGTGGTAGACTGGATGGTGGGCTTACTCCAGGTTTAACTATGTGGGCTGGTCCTTCTAAACATTTTAAATCAGCATTTAGTCTTTTGATGGCTAAATCATACATGGAGAAATATGAAGATTCTGTTCTATTGTTTTATGACTCTGAGTTTGGTACTCCTCAGTCTTACTTTAATACATTCAGCATCAATACTGAACGAGTCCTTCACACACCCATTACCGATATTGAACAATTAAAGTTTGATATCATGAAGCAACTGGAAACGATTGAACGAGGTGAGCGTGTAATGATCATCGTTGATTCGATTGGTAATCTTGCTTCGAAGAAAGAAGTTGAAGATGCACTGGATCAAAAGTCTGTTGCTGATATGAGCCGAGCGAAACAAGTTAAAAGTTTGTTTCGTATGGTTACACCTCATCTCACACTGAAAGATATTCCAATGGTTGTTGTGAATCATACCTATAAAGAAATTGGTATGTTTCCGAAAGATATTGTTGGTGGTGGTACAGGCTCATACTATTCAGCAGATAACATTTTCATTCTTGGTCGCCAACAAGAAAAAGATGGCACTGAAATTACTGGTTATAACTTTATTATTAATGTGGAGAAATCTCGCTATGTCAAAGAAAAATCAAAAATTCCTATCTCTGTTTCGTTCGAAGGTGGTATTCAAAAATACTCCGGGCTCCTGGATGTAGCACTTGATGGAGACTTTGTAATTAAGCCAAGCAACGGCTGGTATTCAAAAGTCAATAAAGAGACAGGTGAAATTGCTGATAAAAAATATCGTTTCGATGCAACACAAACAGAAGAATTTTGGAAAGATATATTAAATAATCCAGAATTTAAAGAATATGTGAGAAAGAAATATGAAATCGCTTATGGAAACATTATGGGAAATGCTTCAGTTTTGGAAGAAGCCCAAGAAACTGAATCTTGATGAGGACTTTCAGTTTCACGATTTTCCTGAAACAGATTTGACTGGCATAAGGATTCTTAAAGGTCCTTATGCTGGTGTTTTATATTATTATACAAACGCATCTGTAGAGGAAAGTGGACATTTAGCCACACTAAAGTTTGGTTTTATGATTGTGGAATCAGCTAATCATAGCAAAAATGACTTAGAAAAAGATGAAAACTATGTTATAATGCTTGGTGACATTCTCTCTGAAATTATTCTAATGGAAGGTAACTTTGAATCGCCTCGAACACTCTATTCTGAAAAATCTGATCTATAATGAAGATTATACTCGAAAGGTTATGCCTTTCATCAACCAAGAATATTTTTCCGACTCTACAGAAAAATATATTTTCAAAGAAGTAAAAGATTTTATTGAGAAATACAAAACTATGCCAACGAAAGAAGCGTTGGTAATTAATTTTGTAGAGTCTAAAACTTTAACTGAAGAGCAGGTAAGAAATTGTGTCGATCTTGTAAACGAGATTCACAAGCACAAAGATGAACCTACGGAAACTCAGTGGCTAACTGAACAGACTGAAAAGTTTTGTCAAGATCGAGCATTGTATAATGCAATCATGGAATCAGTTAGTATTCTTGATGATAAGAAAACTAATAAATCAAAAGGTGAAATACCCAAGATTCTTTCCGATGCACTGGGTGTTTCTTTCGACAATAATGTTGGTCATGACTAT